GCGACCAGCAGGCTCAATCCCATGCCATGGCACAGCTCGCGCAGGCGCTGTCCGTTCCGAAGCAACTTGTGCGTGACGCTAACGGAGAAATTGTAGGGATTGCTCCGATGAGCAAATAATGGCTGATGCTTACGCAAGATCGCTTGAAAGAACTCCTTTCGTATGATCCGCAGACCGGCGTTTTCCGGTGGCTCGTCAAGCCCGCGAAAAACATCCGGATCGGCGCGGAAGCGGGCTGCAAGGCAAAAAGCGGCTACATCTATATCCGGATCGATGGAGCGCTCTATCTCGCTCATCGGCTCGCGTTCCTTTTCATGACCGGCGAAATGCCATCAGAGCATGTTGACCACGCGAACGGCGATACCTCAGATAATCGGTGGCAGAACCTCCGGGAATGCGACCGTTCCGAAAATATGTGCAACTCGAGAAAGCGCTCGAACAGTGCTGCGCCCTTCAAGGGCATCTACTTGCACAAACAATCTGGGCTTTGGCACGCGCGCGTGCAGATGCGCGGGTTCGTCCAATCGCTCGGCTACTTCGCAACGCCAGAGCTTGCGGCTGCGGCGCGGGATGCGGCGGCCATCACGCTGCACGGCGATTTTGTTCGCACTAACGGGGGCTGAACTTGGCGGCGTTTCAGAAATTTAACGTGTTCGTCCAAGACCTTGCGAACGGGGTTCACAATTTGGGCTCGAACACGCTCAAGATCATGCTGAGCGATGTCGCGCCTGTCGCGACGAACACCGTCAAGGCAAACATCACGGAAATTGCCGCCGGCAACGGCTATACGGCGGGCGGTGGTGCGGCGGCATTCGTTTCGGGCGGTGACACTGCCGGGCTTTATAAGCTGATCCTCTCGCCTGTGCAGTTCACGGCGGCTGGCGGCAGCATCGCGCAATTCCGCTATGCGATCCTTTATGACAGCACGCCGGCAAACGGAAACCTCATCGGCTGGTGGGACTACGGCGCCGAGGTCAATCTGACGAACGGAAATACCTTCACCGTCCAGTTGGACCAGGTGAATGGCGTGTTGACGCTGCAGTAATGGCAGACTTTATCACCAACTGCGGTTTCGTCCCGACTGCCGGCGGCACGACAGATTGGACCTATTCCTCAGCGGTCGGAGGCTATCAGTCGCCATCGGCAGCGCAGGCCGTTAATGGCGCGATCTACGTTGTCCGCGCTCAGAGCGCGGATCTGACGCAATGGGAATACTCGGTCGGCGCCTATAACTCGTCAACTGGCGTCTTTGCGCGAACCACGGTGCTCTACAATTCGAGTGGCACGGGCACGAAGCAGGGCGGCGCAGGAACGAAGATCAGCTTTACGGTCGCTCCGGCTCTTGTCGCCGTCGTGGCGCTCGCTGAGGAGCTATTGCAGGCTCACACCGCCACGCCGCGCGGGCGCTTGACGCTGACATCTGGAACACCGGTCACGACCACGGACGTTACTGCCGCCACGACCGTCTACTACACCCCGAGCGACGGCAACGTGATAGCGCTCTATGACGGCGCTATTTGGGTGCCGATCAAGTTCGTGGAGACCTCACTTTCACTATCTGGCCTCACCGCCAACACGAATTATGATGTGTGGGGCAGGATCAACTCTGGCGCACTGGCGCTCGACACGACCGCTTGGACCAACGACACGACGCGAGCCACTGCGATCGCTCAGCAGGATGGCATCGACGTAAAGAACGGCGACGCGACACGGCGGCTGCTCGGGACGTTCCGCATCACTGGAACGACCGGGCAGACCGAAGATTCACGAGCTAAGCGATTTGTCTCTAATCGCTATAACGACACGCCTCGCAATATGGAGGCTCACGACGCGACTGCGACATGGACTTATAGCGTTGCAACCTACCGGCAAGCCAATAACAACACGGCCAATCAACTAGACTTTGTGTGTTGCGTGCCGCGCCTCGTGCAGGCGGTTGCATCAGGGATTTGCGCGAGCGGCGGCACCCAAACCAGCGTTGCCACTGGCATCGGCCTTGATGCCATTCCGACGACGACGCCGGATTCGACGCAACAGCAGGGCACAGTTATTCCGGCTACCGGCGGCGGTGTTCCGTCAACGGCATATTACGCGGGAACGCCCGGCATCGGCCGCCATTTCCTGGCGTGGCTCGAATATGGCAGCGCGGCGACTACGGTAACTTGGCAGGGAACAAATCTGCCCTTCTCCAAGACCGGTATCAGCGGCGTGGTGAGCAACTGACATGTTTCAGGCGCTCCTGGGGAAAGCTGCACCCGGACTGGCAACGAACGATCCATATAGCTTGGTACCGACTATCGCGAATGTGACGGGCGGCGCAACGTGCAACAACTTTCCAGATTGGGCCAATCCAAACGGTAAGGTCCCGGTTGACGTTTCGACCCTGACGAGCCCGATCGTCGGCATCCTCGTTGGTCAATCTCTTGCCACGAACTGCGTCAACGGCACCTATTCGCCGACCGGCGGAACGGCCTATAACTTCTCGATCACCAACGGCGGCACCTATCAGGCGTCAGATCCGCTGATGGGCTGCACGGGCTGGCACAATCTGCCAGCCAATCCATGGCCGACCGGTTCATGGTTTACCCGCCTGCCTGACAAGATCAAGGCGCGCAGCATTACGCGGCCGGTGATCCTCGTTCCGATCGGCGTGGGTGGATCGAATGTCTACGACTGGCAAAGCCCGACGCTCGGCACAGGCGGCGGTAACTTCGCCCGCTTCGCTGTCACGGCAAAGCGCTTGGCGGTCGCGGGGCTCACGCCATCTTTCGTCTACTGGCAGCAGGGCGAGAGCAACAACGGCAACACGACGCAGGCGCAATACACGACGGCGCTCAACTCGGTAATCGCGGGTATTCGTGCGCAATGGGCTACCGTCCCGATCTTGATCGCGATCTCGACGTATATCAACGGTTCGGCCGACGCAAATGTTGCCGCGGCGCAGGCTGCAGCGGTCAATAACCCATCTGGAATCTACGCCGGCGCGAACGGCGATAGCCTGACCGGCACGAACCGGCAGAGCGACAACACGCACTGGAGCACGACAGGAGCTGACGCCTACGCCGGCCTAGCCGATACCGCGCTCCATAACGCCGGGATCTACTGATGATCTTTGACGCGATCGGCCGCGTAGCGATTGGACAGGTTCCATCGAGTGGCTCCGTCGTCATGGCGGCGGCGACGGGAACGTTTGCTTTCACCGGCAACGCGGCAACCTTCGCGATCTCGGAAGCGGCATCAACAGGTGCTTTTAACCTAACCGGCATTACGGCGTCGTTCTCGGTTGGGTGGCCCGAAACAGCCGGCGCGTTCACCTTCACCGGGAAGGCAGCGACATTCACGATTTCAGAAGCCGCTGCGTCAGGAGCCTTCGCACTTACCGGCCAGCCTGCAAACGAAACCATCCTTTGGCCCGATGCGCCGGCCTCGTTCGTGTTTACCGGCAACCCGGCCAACCTGGTTCGCACCGGCGACAATTACGAGTTCAAGCTCGGCGGCGTCGGACACTACAAGCTTGAACTGGAGCGAGCAAAGCAGCTCGCGGCGATTACCCGGAAAGCGCCGGGGCCAATTGATCTCAGGACCAAGCCTCAATTCCAGCCCTTGGCGAGCCCGTACAGCGCGCCATCATCGCCCAGCCTCGATGCTGCGGCCATCCTGAAACAACGCATGGACGCCCAAATGGCTGCCGCCAAAGCGGCAAAGAAACGGCGAGACGCAGAAGCCATTCTGCTGCTCGCCTCCTGATCCTGGCACAAGCCGGGTTCGAGCGCAGGCGTTACCTGCGCATCTGATGCCGGCAGTATCCGGCAGGACACCACGACATGACCGATCTCGACAGCGGCGCAGGGCCATCCCTGAGCGCCGAAGAAGATGCCTACTTCGCCTCGGGCGGCGAAAGCCCGATCTCGGAAGCCGGTTCCGATAATACCGGCGAGACGACGGAAGGCGCGGGATCTGACGGCGGCACCAATTCGGCCGATCAGACGACCAAGCCAGCCGAAAAGGCCCCTCAGCATGTGCCGCTTGCGGCCCTGCAGGAGGAGCGCGGCAAGCGCAAGGCCCTGGGCGATCAGGTCAAGGCGCTTGAGCAGCAGATCGCGGAATTCCGCGGCAAGTTCTCGATCATCGACCGGCTCGGCAAGCCGGAGGCAACCCAGGAGCAGCAGCCGAAAGGGCCACCGACCCCAGAGGAAGACATCTTCGGCAACGTCAAGCACGTCGGCGAGACTGTTGCTCAAATTCAGAAGCGGCTCGACGACGAGGCTAAGGCGCGATCGGAGGCGGAGAAGCAAACCGCCGAAATGCAGACGTTCCGCAGCAATTACCAGGCAGACGCGGCGGCATTCGAGGCCAAGAACGCGGATTATAGGGAGGCGTACAGCCATCTCCTGAAAACCCGCGCAACCGAGCTGATGGCGATCGGTTATGACGATCCGCAGGCTTTGCAGGCGGCTGGCGCAACCCCGCAGGAAGTGCACGCCGCGGCGAAAGCCCTGCATGACGCCATCGTGGCTGACGAAATGGCGATCGCGCAACTGGCGTTCTCCAAGGGCAAGAGCCCGGCCGAGATCATCTACGGACTCGCCAAGCAGCGCGGCTATGCGGCCAAGCCGAAGGTCGAGGCGGCCGAGCGGCTTGCCACCATCGAGCGCGGCCAGAACGCCAACAAGAGCCTGAGCAATGCCGGCTCGCCGGCTGGAGATCAGGAGATGACGGCCGAGCGGCTGCTTGCCATGCCGATCGACGAATTCGAGGCTTGGACGGCGAAGAACCCGGCCAAGGCCAAGCGGATCATGGGCGGCTAAGGCCGCTCACTCAAGGGCCTCGCGGGAGCCTTCAATCCCGCGCTTCGGCTGCTCGCCGTCAATGAGCAAGCCCGCACCGAGGGCGGAATTTCGGTGATGCGCTCGCAGGCAGCGTCACGCCCGCAAAACCCATCACAGCAAATTCCACCCCTCAAGCGAGGCAGCAATGACCACGACTACCTTTGGCGTGAATAACGCACTTTCCAACAAGCTTTGGGCGAAAAAGCTCAACGTCGAAGCTCTGAAGCAGACCTATTTCGGCCGCTTCATGGGCGAAGGCTCCGACAACATGATCCAGGTCAAGACCGAGCTGGACCAGAATGCGGGCGACAAGGTGACCATCGGCCTGCGTGTCCAGATGAGCGGCGACGGCGTGACCGAGTCGCAGACCCTGCAGGGCAACGAAGAGAACCTTACCACCTATAGCGATTCGCTCGTCATCAACGAGCTCGCGCACGCCGCCCGCGTCAAGAACAAGGGCACCATCGACGCCCAGCGCGTTCCCTTCAATCTGCGCACCGAAGCCAAAAGCGGCCTGTCGGACTGGTTCGCCAACCGCTTCGACTACTGCATGGCGAACCATCTGGCCGGCAATACGCTGGTCACCGACGCCCGTTATACGGGAAACAACGCGGTCACGGCGCCGACCAACATCTTCCGGCCGAACAGCTACACGGACGACGCTTCCGTGAACAGCGACAACACCGCGAAGATGAGCCTGCAGTTCATCGATACGCTCCTGGAGCGCGCGGAAACCATGTCGCCGCTGATCCGCCCCATCATGATCGATGGCGAGAAGAAATACCTGTTCTTCCTGCACAACTATCAGGTGACCGACCTCCGCACCAACACCTCGACCGGCCAGTGGCTCGACATCGAGAAGGCGGCGCTGGCTGGCGGTCAGGGCTCCAAGTCGCCGATCTATACCGGCGCGCTCGGCGAATACAACGGCGTCATCCTGCATAAGTGGTATCGCCTCCCGAACGGCATCTCCAATGCCGGCGCGGCGCAGACCAACGTGCGGCGCGCGGTGTTCGCCGGCGCGCAGGCCGGTTTTGTCGGATTCGGCAAGGAGTTCGCCAAGGGCTCGCACTTCAAGTGGATCGAGGAGCTGTTCGACTACGAGCGCGAACTCGGCGTGTCGGCGCAGACCGTGTGGGGCATCAAGAAGTCGGTGTTCAACGGCCAGGACTTCGGCGTCATCGCCTGCTCGACCTACGCCGCGGCGCACTGATCCTGATCCAGCAGCCGGCGGCATGAAGTCGCCGGCCTTTTCCTCCATTATTTCGCTCTGAAAGGGCAATCCTCATGTCTACCGCTCGCAAGAATGCACTCCAGCTTGTGCATTACCTCCGCTTCAAGGTGAACTACAACGACAACGCGTCCGGCGTCGCCGCCCTCAAGCAGACGCTGCCGGCCGGCGCCATCGTGCTTCGGGCCAACATCTACAAGACCGCCGTCGTCAACGCCGGCACAACGGCTACGCTGAGCATCGGCTTGGTCGGCGGCACCGGCACGGAACTGGTCAACGCAGCCGACGTGAAGACCGCGACCGGCCTCGCAGCCGGCACGCTGTCCGGCAACGCGCTCGCGCCGCTCGCGGCCGATACGCAGGTGAACGCGACGCTCACCACGTCCGGCACTGCTCCCAGCGCCGGCGCGGTCTATGCCGTGATCGAGTATGTCGCCGACAACGACCTGAACGCCGGTCAGTAAGTCAATCGGGCGGTCTTCGGGCCGCCCTTCCTTACCTCCTGATCAAGGAAAGCCACGATGACGATTTACACTGGCGTCGATGAAGCCGGCCGCGACATGGCCCAGGTCATCGGCAACCCCGTGATCTACAACATGCCGGCTGCGGCCAGCTATTCCGGCAACCAGACCTATCTTCCGTCCGATCTGATCGGCGGCACCATCGTGCACGATGGGACCGGCGGCGTGACCGCGACGCTTCCGACTGCCGCTCTGATGCGCGCAGCCCTCAGCCTCTATGGCCGAGCGCCGCGCGTCGGCGACACGATCTATTGCCTGATCGTGAACGGTGCCAACGCCTCTGGCGCTATCACCCTTGCAGCCGGCTCGGGCGGCACGTTCGATGCCAACCAGGGGGGCGGCTCGCGCACGATCGCCTTTGGCACCTCCAAGACCGTCCAGCTCCGCATGACCAACGTCACGCCGGGTTCCGAGGCGTACATCCTCTATTCCTGATGGATGCGCTCGCCTTCCTCCTACGCTACGGCGCTGCGGCTGTTCTGGACGAGCAGCCGCAGCCACCTCCTGTCAAGACGCGCGAGGCGGTGAATGACGACGTATCTCGACCTGCAGAACGCCATCGCAACCGACCTGACGCGAAGCGATCTCACAAGCCAAATTCAAAGCGCAATTCTCGACGCAATAAAGCAGTATGAGCGCCAGCGCTTCTGGTTCAACACCACCCGGAGTCTGACCTTCAATACTGCCGCCGGGCAGATGGCATATACCGGCTCCGACCTCGCGCAGATCCCTAACATCATCCGCATCGATAACCTCTATCTGACCTGGGGCACGGCGACCTATCCCCTCGAATGGTACGAGCCGGACGAATTCGAGTACCTGACGACGCTCAACACCGCGAACGGTCGCCCCTCGGTCTATACCTACGTCGATAATCAGTTGCTGCTCTGGCCGCAGCCGGTGGCCTCTTACGTCGTCCGGCCGCACATGCACTATCGGCTCACACCGAATCCGCTGGCCAACGCGTCGGACACGAATTCATGGTGCGTGGAGGCTGAAAACCTGATCCGGGCACAGGCCAAATTGATCCTCTACAGCAGCGTGCTTGAGGACGACCAGGGCGCCCAGCGCATGGCGGCGCAGATTCCCGGCATCAAGGCTGGTCTGGACTACGAGACGGCGGCGCGATCTGCCACCGGCCGCATTCGGGCAACGGACTTTTAGATGACGAAAACCCATCTTATGAGCCGCACGCCCGAGCATAACACTTGGTGCGAAATTCGGCGCCGCTGCGAGGACCCCGGCCGCGAAACCTTCGCGACGCACGGCGCGCGCGGCATTAAGGTCTGCGACCGCTGGCGCAACAGCTTCGAGGCGTTCTTTGCCGATATGGGGCCGCGCCCGAGCGACCAGCACAGCATTGAGCGGATCGACAATGACGGCGACTATGAGCCGGGCAATTGCCGTTGGGCGACTGCGACCGAGCAAGCGCTGAATACGCGGCGCAATCTGATCGTGACGGCGTTCGGTCGGACGGCGCCGCTCGGCGCCTTCATTTCCGCCAAGGACAATATGACGGAATACAAGAAGGTATGGAAGCGGATTAAGCGGGGCTGGGATGCGGAGCGCGCATTGACGGCCGCAAATGACACGCGGGGCGGCGCGCAATGCCGATAGTCCTTTTCTCAGAGTACCGCCCCGACGTCAGCGATTACGAAGCGTCAACCGAGCGCGACGTTCAAAACGTGGTGCCGCGCGGCGACGGCTATGGCCCGTTCCCGTCGCTCACGGCGCTGTCGCAGTCGCTTGGAGCGCAGTGCCGAGGCGCGTTCGAGGCTATCAGCTACTCCGGTGCGGTTGCCGTGTTTGCTGCGACCGCAACCGATCTCTACCTGCTCAACAACACCACCATGGTGTGGACGCGCGTTTCGCTAGGCGGCACGTCCTATGCCAGCATTCCCGCCTCTGATCAATGGTGGTTCCGGCAGTTCGGAACGCTGGTGATTTGCGGGCAGGCCAACGTCGTTCCGCAATATTACGATCTTTCCTCGTCGACCGCTTTCGCAAACCTGCAGGGAAACCCGCCACAGGCGCGTTATGCCGACGTGGTTGGGCGCTTCCTGGTTCTCGGCGGACTGATCAACAACCCCAACCGCATTCAGTGGTCCGGCCTCAACGAGGTGAACGACGCCAACGCATGGACGCCAGGACTTAATTCGAGCGACTACCAGGACCTTCCCGATGGCGGGTTCGTCCGCGGCATTGCCGGCGGCGAGTCCGGCGTGGTGTTGCAGGATACGATCATTCGCCGCATGACCTATCTGCCCGGCGACCCGCGGGTTTTCCAGATCGAGAAGATCGCCGAAGGGCTTGGCATGTATGCGCCGCTGAGCCTCGTCCGCGCTGGTTCAACGGTGTTCTTCTATTCGCTGAAGGGCTTTCACCGCATCGATCTTGGCGGAATCCCGGTCCCCATCGGGCGCGAGCGTGTAGATCGGACGTTCTTCGCCGATCTCGACGTGAACAACCTGCAACTATTCCAGGGCGTGGCTGATCCGAGATCGTCCCGCATTCTGTGGGCCTATAAGTCGGTGAACGGCTCAACCAACCTGTTCGACAAGGCGCTTTGTTATGATGCCGTGCTCGACAAGTTCACGCCGCTGCAGTTCTCAGGTGAATATCTGTTCCAGATGGCGCAACCTGGCGTGACTCTGGAAGGTCTCGACCAGATCGCGCCGAACGAAATGGCCGTTCTCGGCGCGGCAAACAATGGCTCTGGCCTGATCCGCATTCAGGTTGCGAACACCGCAATCCTCGCGGCGCCCGTCTCTGTTAAGCTGCCGAGCCTTGGGACCGTCAACGCGATCTATGTATCGATTTCAAGCGTTGGCGGTACGACAGAGGCGAACGGCAATTGGTGGGCGCAGATCGTCGACGGCACGCATTTCGATCTTCTGCAGTCAGCCTTTGTGCACGCCTATACGTCAGGCGGGATCGTCGGCGGCCAACTCGACCTGATGACGCAATCGCTGGACAATTTCGCGACGCAAATTCAGCCGGAGCTTGCGGCATTCGATCCGAGCCACACGCTCAACTTCTTCCGCGGACCGGCGTTGCAGGCGATCCTTGAGACCTCGGAGCAGGGCACGGACGGCAAGCGCATCAAGCTCAAGAAGGGCTTCCGGCCGATCACGGATGCCGGCGTTGTTTACGGCTCGGCGTCGCGGCGCGAAAACCAGCAGCAGAGCGTGACGGCCGGGGCGGAAAGCCTGATCAACCCGATCACGGGCGTTTGCAACATGCTCTTGGATACACGCTATAGCCGGTTCAAATGCCGCATTCCGGCGGGGACAAGCTGGCAGTTTATCAACGGCGTTGAACCTCTGGACATGGCAGCGACGGGACGGCGATGAGCGGGTTTTCAGTCTCAACCCAAGAAAAAGACCTGTCGAAGTTCGCGCTGGCAATCCAGCAGCTCTATGCCGGACGTTCGAACGCGGCTGGCGTCGTGACGCTGAACGCGAGCGCATCGAGCACGACGGTCAGCGGGCAGAACATTTCGACCAGCAGCAAGGTGTTCCTGTTTCCGGCTACTGCAGACGCCGCGGCGGCGGGCGCAACAACCTACGTTCCGACTGCGACTATCACGAAGCAGCAATTCATCATCCAGCACGCCAACAACGCACAGGCTGATAAAACGTTCTTCTGGGTGGCTCTTGGCTGATCTGCTTTGCGTGCCGCCAAGCATGAAATCCATGGTCTGGCCGCTCGTCGCTGAACGACTGCGCGCGGCGTATCTCAAGACAGATCT